TTCGCCACCTTATCCTTGTAGCTGTGACACCGCTCCAAAAGCCCCATCGGAGTAACAGTCGAGAGATACCAAGCCAATTCGTGCACCTCCGGAACAGCGCTTTGTCGGAAGACGACCGCCCTTTCCGGGTCTACCCCGCAGGCCACCAGATCCAAATAGGTCTCATTCACCAACCCTGCCAACTTTCCCGGCTCGGCTGCACCAGACATCCTAAAGAGGATACAAGAGGAGCGTGCCATGATCGATACGCCGGAGACCAAGGTATCTGCATCGGTTGACAATAAAAAGGGTTTTGCAGAAAGATTCTCTAAATGAGCAGGCTATACGAGGTCATAAAGGATCCGATACCAAAGGACGTTATAGCTAAGGGCAACAAGGCTGGCTCGTGGGATTACGGATATAACCCCAAGTACGATGTAATTGTTATATCTAGGGACGGGACTATAGGACCGGTCTACGAGATTAACGGGCTGAAGATAGCGTTGCCGTTCCCAAAGGAGGTAGATGACCGTGGGGGAAAGTGGGTACCACAAGAATATCCAAAGGAGCTTTCTAAGTTAAAGACAATATTCGACTGGAACAAGTACGACAACCAGTTCAAGGGCAAGTGGGTCGACTACATAGAGACAGAGTTTGATAGGAGAGAGCACGGTTTTTGGTTCCTCAACAAGAAACAAAAGACATACATTACCGGTACTCACTATATGTACCTACAGTGGACAAAGATCGATATCGGTCTTCCAGAGTTTCGTGAGTCTAACCGCATATTCTTCATATTCTGGGAGGCATGCAAGGCCGACACAAGGTGCTTCGGTATGTGCTACCTAAAGAACAGGAGATCTGGATTCTCATTTATGAGCTCGTCCGAGCTTGTGAATATGGGTACAATCACTAAGAATGCAAGGCTTGGCATATTGTCTAAGACAGGTAACGATGCCAAGGTAATGTTCACGGAGAAGGTAGTCCCTATCTCGAACAACTACCCATTCTTCTTCAAGCCCGTTCAGGATGGTATGGACAAGCCAAAGACTGAGCTAGGTTTTCGTGTTCCTGCATCTAAGATTACCCGTAAGAACATGGACAAGAACGAGGAGGACATCGAGGGTCTTGACACGTCTATTGACTGGAAGAACACGGCAGACAACTCGTACGATGGAGAGAAGCTTAAACTACTAGTTCATGACGAGTGTTACGATCCAGAAACTATGATACTTTGCGAAGGAATGGTCTTTAGAAAAATAAAAGACATTTGCATTGGAGATAAAGTTATTGTTGAAGGAGGTGTATTAAAAACAGTTGTTAAAACAACTAGCGGAATCACGGATATATACAAGGTTTCTCAAAAATGGGGAGATGATTATATTGTTTCTAGAAATCACCGTTTATATCTTGAGCAATATGTTTACAATGCAAATTTAAAAACTTCAAATAGAAAAAAAGTTATTATGACACCGGAAGAATATGTTTCTTTGAGTGGTTATAAAAAACAACATACATTTTCCGTTAAGAGCGCAGGGTTGGAGTTTGAAGACAAAGACATAACTATACCGCCGTATTTACTGGGATTGTGGCTTGGCGATGGAAGGCAAAACGAATTTACAATAATTGTAAATACAGATAAAGACAAAGAGATATTGTTTTATTTAGGAAGAATTGCAGAAATGACAAGTGTTGAATTTGAAATAAAAAAACACGATACATGTAAAAGTGTTGTGTATTTTAAGTTTAAGGGAATAAATAGCGAGCTATCAAAAATAGGAGTAAAAAACAATAAGCATATACCATCAAACTACCTAAACTCTTCAATAGAGACTAGGCTTCAATTATTAGCCGGTATTATAGATACCGATGGAAGTGCTAGTAAAAAGAAAAATGTGATAGAAATTGGAATGAGTAGAAAGGGTCTTGTTGAGCAAATAAGAATTCTTGCTCTTTCTTGTGGATTATCTTGTAGCGGCGTAATGCACAAAGTTAGCAACTTCGACACTAATGTTTATAAAATATCAATAGCTGGTAACTTGTCTGCTATACCAATGCTTGTTGAAAGAAAAAGATTTGACGATTACAAGCAATCTTATACAAATAGGAGATGCGGAATGAGTGTTGATTATATTGGAAAGGGTGAATATTTTGGAATACAGGTAGATGCTAATAACGATGACGAAAGAAGGTTGATACTGTCTGACTTCACAATATCTATGAATAGCGGGAAATGGCTACCACCGAATAACATCGAGAACAACTGGCGTGTCACAAAGACATGTCTACGCCTTGGATCTAGGATCATCGGCAAGTGTATGATGGGATCTACCTCTAACGCACTAGACAAGGGTGGTTCAAACTTTAAAGAAATATTTTACGACTCGGACCCAAGGAAGCGAAGCCAGAACGGGCAGACTAAGAGCGGGCTTTATGCTTTATTTATTCCAATGGAGTGGAACTTCGAGGGATTCATAGACGAGCACGGTTGGCCTGTACTTGAGAAGCCTGTAGATCCTGTAAGAGGGATAGACGGTGGGTGGATATCTAACAGTGTTATTGACTATTGGGAGAACGAGGTACAGTCATTAAAGTCTGACGCAGACGCACTGAACGAATTCTATCGTCAGTTTCCACGCACAGAGTCTCACGCATTCCGTGACGAGAGCAAGCAGTCTCTGTTTAACCTGACCAAGATATACCAGCAGATCGACTACAACGACTCCATGATCAAGGGCCAGATGATTACCCGTGGTAACTTTCACTGGAAGAATGGAGAGAAGGACAGCGAGGTTATATGGACACCTGAGAACAGCGGAAGGTTCTATATCTCGTGGTTCCCCGACAAGCCAAACAATGTCATTGACATCAACGGGAGAAAGAAGCCGGGAAACGAGCACATGGGAACATTTGGTTGTGATCCTTACGATATCTCGGGTACCGTAGGCGGTGGCGGATCTAACGGATCTCTGCACGGCATGACCAAGTTCCACATGGACAGCGGTCCGTGCAACCAGTTCTTCCTGGAGTACATCGCAAGGCCACAGACAGCAGAGATATTTTTTGAGGACGTTCTAATGGCATGCATATTCTACGGGATGCCGGTACTGGCGGAGAATAACAAGCCAAGACTACTTTACCATTTCAAGAACAGGGGATACAGAGCGTTTGCTACGAACAGGCCCGACAAGCCCATTGCGAAGCTCTCTAAGACAGAGATAGAGATCGGGGGCATACCTAACACCTCTGAGGACATTAAGCAGGCTCACGCATCGGCTATCGAGAGTTACATCGAGCAGCACGTGGGAATAGACATGGAAGGAACTTACAGGTCATCTGACGAGATGGGCGTGATGCCTTTCACGAGAACGCTAGAGGACTGGGCCAGATTCGATATCAATAACCGTACAAAGCACGATGCCTCTATCAGTTCCGGACTTGCAATTATGGCTAACCAAAAACACTTATATTTAAAGGCCGTACAGAAGTCGAAAATAAGCGTTAAATTTGCACAATACGATAACAAGGGCTCTGAAAGCCATTTAATAAGATAATGACAGAACCAATCATTGCAATAAGCCCAACCAGTTTCCCGACTCAGTTGGCCACGGATACCGAAAAGGCATCAAAAGAGTACGGCCTAAAGATAGGTAACGCTATTCAATACGAGTGGTTCCGCAGGGATGCAGGGTCTTGTCGTTTCTATAACCAGTGGACAGAGTTTCACCGCTTGCGTCTTTACGCTCGTGGTGAGCAGTCTATTGACAAGTACAAGAAGGAGATGTCATTTGACGGAGACCTTTCGTACTTGAACTTATCTTGGACCCCGGTCCCAATCATACCCAAGTTCGTTGACATTGTTGTTAACGGGATGGCAGACAGAAACTTCAGCGTAAAGGCCGTTGCACAGGATGCGATGGCCGCTGAAAAGAGGTCTCAATTTCAGGACATGATTGAGGGCGACATGGTTGCAAAGGACTTCTTGATCCAGACAAAGGAGCAGTTCGGAGTGGACGCTTTCAACACCAATGTTGAGGACTTGCCATCGACCGACGAGGAGTTGCAGCTTTATATGCAATTAAACTACAAGCCTAGCATCGAGATTGCCGAAGAAGAGGCGATCAACACGATCCTAGAGCAGAACTACTATGAAGACATCAAGAAACGAATTAACTACGACTTGGCAGTCCTGGGTGTGGGTGGGGCAAAGCACAGCTTTTTGCCAGGGGCGGGTGTTAAGGTCGACTACGTTGACCCAGCCAACTTGGTCTACAGTTACACCGAGTCACCAACATTTGAAGATTGCTTTTACTATGGTGAGGTAAAGCAGGTTCCGATCACTGAGCTGATCAAGATCAAGCCTGACATCACCAAAGAAGAGTTGCACGAGATATCTCAGTTGGGCTCAGCATGGTATAACTACTATGGCATTATGCGTGCTTACCGCAATGACATATTCGCCAAGGACAACGTAACACTTCTTTACTTCAATTACAGGACAGACAAGAAATTCGTTTACAAGAAGAAGTTTTTGGAAAACGGAGGTGAGCGTGTTATCCGCAAGGACGAGAACTTTAACCCAGAGATTACTCCAGAGGATAGATTCGAGAAGGTAGAGAAGAGGATCGACGTTTGGTATGAGGGTATCTTGGTAATGGGTTCAAACCACTTGATCAAGTGGGAGCTTTCCAAGAACATGGTAAGACCAAAGTCTGCGTCTCAGTACGCATACTCTAACTACGTTATGTGTGCACCTCGCTTGTACAAGGGAGTTGTTGAGTCATTGGTACGCAGGATGATCACATTCGCTGACTTGATTCAGA